CAGAACTAAAATAAAAAATATAATAAAATAACAAATATACCCCGAACTACGATGATTCGGCACTAACATGATATACTATAAGGACGAAAACAGTATGAGCAATATTCAAGTAACAAAAAGAGATGGAAGTAAAGAGGCAATTGACCTCGAAAAGCTACATAAAGTAGCTTTTTATGCCTGTGAAGGTATTAATGGAGTTAGTCCTAGTCAAGTTGAGATGAAGAGTAACTTACATTTTTATAATGGTATTACAACTGATGACATCCAAGAAACACTTATTAAAAGTGCTTCAGAGTTAATTGAAGAAGATGCCCCAAACTATCAATGGGTAGCAGGGCGCCTTATTGTGTATCATTTGCGCAAACAAGTATACGATAGCTTTGAACCTTGGCATATCTTAAAACTAATTACTCGTAATGTAGATGAAGGATGGTATGACCCAGCGTTGCTCACTGAATATACTGCTTCAGAATGGGACGAACTTAATGATTATATTAAACACGACCGTGATCAAGACTTTACATATGCCGCTATGGAACAATGGCGTGGCAAGTATCTTGTACAAAACCGTGTTACAGGACAAAAACTAGAAACACCACAAATGGCATATATGCTAATTGCAGCGACATTATTTGGTAGTTATGACAAAGAAACAAGATTAAAATGGGTTAAGGATTATTACGATGCCATTAGTACTTTCGATATCAGTTTACCTACTCCTGTTATGGCAGGCGTGCGTACTCCACAGAGACAATTTAGTTCGTGCGTTCTTATTGAAACTGGCGATAGTCTCGATAGCATTAACGCAACTACTAGTAGTATTGTCAAATACGTATCACAAAAAGCAGGAATTGGTATTGGAGCAGGAAGTATACGGGCTCTCGGCTCCCCTATACGTAAGGGTGACGCATATCATACCGGGGTCGTTCCTTTCTTTAAAATGTTCCAGTCTGCTACCAGATCATGTAGCCAAGGCGGCGTGCGAAACGGAGCAGCAACATTATATTACCCGATTTGGCATCTCGAAGCAGAAGATCTACTAGTACTTAAAAACAACAAAGGTATTGAAGATAATCGTGTACGTCAAATGGACTACGGTGTACAGTTTAACAAACTAATGTATGAGCGTTTAATTACTGGCGGAGACATTACCTTATTCTCACCTAGTGATGTACCAGGACTATACGAAGCATTCTTTGCTGACCAAGACGAGTTTAAACGTTTATATGAAACAGCAGAGCGTAATACAAGACTACGTAAGAAGACAGTACCAGCACTTGAGTTGTTTAGTCACTTTATGGGAGAACGCAAAGATACTGGACGCATTTACTTACAAAATGTTGACCATTCTAACGAGCATGGTTCGTTCAAAGCAGATATGGCACCTATTAAACAAAGTAACTTGTGTTGTGAGATTAATTTGCCTACAAAACCACTTAATGACTTTAATGATCCAGATGGTGAGATTGCCTTATGTACACTAAGTGCTGTTAATTGGGGCAATGTACGTAAGCCAAGTGACTTTCTCCGTATTGGTAAACTAGCAGTACGTGGGCTTGATGCTCTACTCAGTTATCAGAACTATCCAGTAATTGCGGCAGAAATGGCAACCATGGGTAGACGACCATTAGGTGTAGGTATTATTAACTTGGCATACTGGATGGCACGAAACAATATGACATACAGTGAGCCTAATCTAGAAATGATTGATGAGTATGCTGAAGCATGGAGTTACAGTTTAATTAAAGCAAGCGCAGACCTAGCACAAGAGCAAGGCGCATGTTTGTGGAATGACCAAACAAAATATAGTGATGGTATCCTACCTATTGACACATATAAGAAAGATGTTGATGAACTAGTAGCACACAAAGAACGTATGCCATGGAAAGAATTAAGAGTACAATTAGCTAAAACTGGTATCCGTAACTCAACACTAATGGCACTTATGCCTGCTGAAACGTCAGCACAAATTAGTAATGCGACAAACGGTATTGAGCCACCACGTAGTTTAGTAAGTATTAAACAATCAAAACATGGTGTACTAAAGCAAGTTGTACCTGGTATCCATCATCTTAAAAACAAGTATGAACTACTATGGGATCAGACATCACCAGAAGGATACTTACAGATTATGGCAGTGTTACAAAAATATATCGATCAAGGTATTAGTGTAAACACAAGTTATAATCCACAACACTTCCCAGATGAGAAGATTCCAATGAGTAGTATGCTACAACATCTAATGATGTTCTACAAATATGGCGGTAAGCAGTTGTATTATTTTAACACATATGACGGAGCCGGCGAAATAGATATTGACAAACTGGAACAATCAAGTATAGTGGAAGATAATATAACAATTGAAGACGATGCATGCGAAAGCTGTGTAATATAAAGAGAGAGATTGAATGAGTGTTTTTGACGTAACTAACAAAGGTAGCCAAACGAATAACTTGGCATTCCTTGATCCATCAGGAGGAGTAACAATTCAACGTTACGATACAATGAAGTATCCTAGCTTTGATAAGTTTACAGACAAACAACTAGGATTCTTCTGGCGTCCAGAAGAAGTTGATACATATCGTGATGGGAAAGACTTTAAACAGTTGACGGACCATGAGCAACATATCTTTACAAGTAATCTTAAAAGACAGATCTTGTTGGATAGTGTACAAGGACGTGGCCCAGTAGAATCGTTTGGTAGCATTGTAAGTTTACCAGAACTAGAGAACTGGATTATTACTTGGACATTTAGTGAAACAATCCACAGTCGTAGTTACACACATATTATTCGTAATGTGTATAATGACCCAAGCGTTATCTTTGATCAACTTATGGATATTCCAGAGATCATTGAATGTGCTGGAGATATCTCCAAGTACTATGACGATCTAATTGAAGGCGCTAGTTACTACAATCTACTAGGTGAAGGCGTACACACAGTTAATGGCAAAAAAGTTGTAGTTGATCTGTATGAACTTAAAAAGAAACTATGGTTAGCACTAATGAGTGTTAACATTCTTGAAGGTGTTCGCTTCTACGTTTCATTCGCATGTAGTTGGGCATTTGCTGAACTTAAAAAGATGGAAGGCAATGCTAAGATTATTAAGTTTATTGCTCGTGATGAGAACCTACACTTGGGATCAACACAGCTATTACTTAAAACACTCAAGAAAGACGATCCAGTGTTTGAACAGATTGCTCGAGAAACAGAAGAAGAATGTATCAAGATGTTTACTGATGCTGTAGATCAGGAAAAAGAATGGGCACAATATCTGTTCAAAGACGGTTCTATGATTGGACTAAATACAGAGCTACTAGCAAGTTATATTGAATTTATCTGTTCACGCAGAATGAATAATGTTAACTTGAAAAGTCCATATACTGTAAAGAGCAATCCATTGCCTTGGACACAGAAATGGATCAGTGGCGCAGAAGTGCAAGTAGCACCTCAAGAAACAGAAATTACAAGCTACGTGAGTGGCGGCACTAAGCAAGATGTAGGTAACGATACGTTTAAGGGATTCTCTCTATGATTGAAATTTACGGTAAAGATAATTGCGCTTTTTGTGATAGAGCAAAGCAAGTCTGTGAGACTAAAGGTCTAGAATACGTCTATCATAAATTGGGTGAAGCCTTTACACGTGATGAGTTGTTTGAGGTGTTTCCGAACGCAAGAACGTTTCCACAGGTAAAAATCGATGGCACTGCTATTGGAGGTTACAAAGAACTATATGAACAAGTGGGATGATGCTTATATGGATACGGCAGAGAGGTTCGCTTCTCTGTCTACCGCTAAGAGATTACAAGTAGGTGCGATTGTTGTAAAAGATAATCGCATCATTTCTATTGGATATAATGGCATGCCCAGTGGATGGGATAATAGATGTGAAGATGAGTATCAGTATGAAGATGGTGGTTATGAAACAAGAACTAGACCTGAAGTAATACACGCAGAAGCTAACGCTATTGCTAAACTTGCTAAGTCAAATGAGAGTGGCGATCAAGCCTCAATATACATCACTCATGCTCCATGTGTCGAGTGTGCGAAACTTATATATACTAGCGGTATACTTAATGTATACTATACAAATAAATACCGAAATGAAGACGGGATACAATTTCTTCAAAAGTGCGGATTAAAGGTAAATCAAATATGCAAAAGGACTACACCGTGAAATTCGAAGATCGATGCCCATACTGTGATACATCATTCTCAGTTGAATTTGAAAATGAAGATGATGAGTTAATGCATTGTCCATCATGCGGAGAAGAGTTACCTGAGTTTGAAGAAGACGCACCTTACGTAGACCAAGAGGACTGGGATTAAAACTAAGTGAAAAGACTAAAAAGTAAGTTTAATATTGAAATATGTGTTGAGTGCGCTGTAATCAGCGTTTTTATGATTATATACATACTAGCATTGGCACCCTTATTATAGGAATAAACAATGTGGTATTATGGTGAAGATGAGTTCACTAGTGAGAAGATAGAAGACTTTATTGGCTTTGTATATGTAATCACTGACTTGAGCAATCAAAAGAAGTATGTAGGAAAGAAGTTGTTTAAATCTAAACGAAAACTTCCACCATTAAAAGGCAAAACTCGTAAACGATCAGTCATTAAAGAGTCTGATTGGATGACCTACTATGGTTCATCAGACGAGGTTAAGGCAATCCTTGAATCAAAAGGTGCCGAAAACTTTCACAGAGAAATATTACACCTTTGTTTTAGCAAGGGCGAAATGTCCTACCTTGAAACCAAGGAACAATTTGATAGGAACGTACTCCTATCAGATGAGTACTACAATGGAATCATCAACTGCAAGATACATCGCAGTCATGTAAGGAGATTATCAGATGACCACACAGGAGATAAAGGAAGCTAATAGGTATTACTGGATCGTAAAGGGCCAGTTGATACCAGAGTGTTGGTCAGATAAAGATGTTAACGCTATCTACGACTCTTACTTTGTTAGACTGTGGGGTAATCATGAAATATGCTATCGTGAAGAAGGATTTCAAGAGGCTTGGGAAGAAAGACAGAGCCTAGGAATAGAAAAAATTGCAGTTTTAGGCTATAATTAATGTAACTTGTTGATTTTCAACAGGTTATTTTTTTAACTTTTTTTCAGAAAAGGGTTGACATCACCCTCAGTCCATGTATAATGTACATGTTGATTGAGAAAAGAGGTGACGAATGAACCTGATCGAAGTAACCGGCGGAAAGAAAGCTGAACGAGCCATCGCCCAAGAGACAGTTGAGTGGTGCTTAAAGCGTCTTTTACCACGCCATCGTACTATCACAATTGATGTAGAATTCAAAGGAAACCTTGATGCTTATGGATACTGCATGGAAGAAGATGATCGTGGTCGTGAATTCACACTTACCATTAAGAAGGGTCT